AGGCGGTCAAAGTCGCTCATTTCGGGCTCTGGGGCCACGTCATTAGGGGTATCAGTCATGTGCTAGGGCATCCTCTCCATAATGGAGGTCAGGGTTTTTCTTCATAATCCGGTCAATGGTGGATTGGCTTTCGACTACAGGCTCGCCCTTGGCGGTGTAGCTGTCGGCCCCCTCTGTCCACCTGGGAAGGGCTCGAGAGACGTGGGCGACTCCAGCAGACACGATGGCTCGCTGCCCCGCGTCAGGCACCCGCACAAGCTCTCGCCCGGCGATGGTCGCTGTTTCGCCAAAGGGCACAGCCTCCGCCATGGGCATCTCTACGTCTACGAGCTCGCCGCTGTCGGGGTCTTGGAAGGTGTAAATCATCCCTGGTCCCCCACGGCCATCTGGCCTGTGGCGTTGCCTGGAAGCCCGCCGCCGCCAGCGGGGAGACCCTGCTGCATCTGCGGCTGCATCTGGGCCTGCTGCTGGGCGCTCATCTGCTTGAAGTCCTCCCCGAGCCCGGGCAGGTTCATCTGCTGTCCGAAACGCTCGGCAATCTTGCCGATGTCGAGGTTCGGGTTGTTCATCTGGATCTCCGACAGGCGGGCAATAGCGTCGAGGGTTTGGATAGCCCTGCGCTGCTGCGTTGCCTCCGAGGTACGCTCCATGCTCTGGGGCACGAACTTCAGGGCCTTAGACTCAAAAGCACGTCCCGGCCTCTCCGTGTCCAGGGCGTCTCCGCCGAGGTACACGGCCACCGCGCCGTCATTGTCGGGCTCCATGTCGAAGTGGGACAGGCTCTTTGCTAGTGCCGCCTGAGGCAGCGGTTCCTCAAAGTTGTGGGCATGCTCGATGTGCCACGCCATAACCCAGACCTGCTCGCACGCCCGCTTCTGGCATCCTTCTTTTAGCAGCGCGAGACGCATGTCAGAAGCCTTGTCCGCGATAGCGTCACCCGTGGCTGTGGTGTTGGTGCTAGCGATGCCACGCTTAGAGTCGCTGAGTCCGAGAGCCTCGTCAAGGCTGCTCCTAGTGATGGACCAGGCATCAATGAGTTCCCTAGGTGGCCCACCGATGGAGAGCTCGGCAATCGAGTTCTTGAGCATCTCGGGAGAGATGTCGGCGTTGGCGACTTCGCCGTTGGGCGCGTCCTTGATGAGTTCGCTGATCTCGCTAAATGCGGTCACGGCTACCGACTTATAGGACTCGCACGCCTTGATGACTGCCCTGCCTACTCGAGCATGCTCGTCGATCTGGTTCTTCACGGCCATCAGGGGCGCAAGGCGCTTTGCCTGGCCCGGCACTGGCGCACCCTCGTAGATCCCGTAAGGACCGCAGATAGGACCACGGTAGAGCCTAGGGCCTCGGACATCCTTGCCACCGTCGCCGTTGGCCGCCATGGTGTAGACCGTGCCCGTGTAAAGCCCTGACTTGATGGGGTCTTCGTAGTCCCTATAGGTCTCGCCGTTCTCGCCGCGGCCTTCGCGCTCATGGGCATCTATAGCCTTGGGGTCCAAAACCCCGGGGAGAAAGAACTCGTATAGGCGAATAGGGTCTTCTTCTCTCCCGGGGGTCTTGGTTGCTCCGATGGACTCGAGGAGGTCGATGTCCCAGTCCTCTCCGTCTTCACTTAGATAGCGAAGGTCTGCTAGGTATCCGTCCCAGCAGTGCCCCATGAACCGGGCACGACTATGGGAAGGCGCTTCGCTGTCAATGAAGAAGTCCGTGGGGTCCAGCCGAATCATCCGAGGTGACTCGCATTCGCGACCCGCGCCCTTGCCCAGCTTGCTCTCGCCCTTGTGCCAGTCAAAGAGTGTTAGGCCATCCCTGTACCGTGGGGCGTGATTGACTTCGGTCGTCACCATCGACACGCCTCGCCATGCGATTGCATCGCTAAAAATCTGTTCCCACTCGGAGCTCAGTTCCTGCTTTCGCATCAGCGACTCCAGCGCGTACTGTAGGCCAATGGCGTTGTAAGCTGCCTCTCCAGGGATGCTCGACTCCACAATCAGGGTGGGGTTTGTCCACACCATCTGGGGAAGGACCAGCGTTAGGTATTCCCAGCAGGCGTTAGTGGGAGCCTTATCCTTGGACAGCAGGGACTTCTGGATGTTCTCGAATGCCTTGACCTCGTCGCCCTGGGCTCGTTCGGCTCGCCTGATCGCATCCCAACGCTTATCGGGGGTTTCGTATAGCTTGCTCATTTGTACATGGCCTCCTTGAAGGCTGCGTTTACCTGTTTCTCTTTGTTGAGTATGGCACCCATGGTGCCGGGGTTCTTGATCGTGTCGGCAGGAGACCTAGCGCCGTGCCTGTTGCTGAATAGATAGCTGTCTAGGTATCGGAGCGCGTCCATGCCGTGGTTGTCCTTATCTACGGGGAGCGGCTTGTTCGGGCCGTTGGAGTCCTCCCGTCGCTCGTGATAGACGTACCCGTCCATCTCTCCGACCGTGCTGGTGGGCGCATGGGCCTTGAGCAGGTTCGCGTCCGGGTCGTGCTGCAAAGCATTAGCTAGGAACCTCTGACGAGGCTCGCCTGCACTGTCGTCGCCAAGGGCGTAGCGGACCATCTCGATGCCTGCGTGGATTGACCCCGGGCCTTTGTTTGCGAGCATGGCAATGGGCTTGCCGCGGTCGTTGAGCTTGCCGCCTAGCATCCTGTTGAGCGTGGCGACCTTCTCAGGCGGACCGTCGCAGACAATGGCGCGGATGTCCATGAGGCCCTGCTGCTCGATGATGATGTTGGCCCACCACTCGAGGTCGCGCTCCGTCTTGAACCACTCCTTGACCATGAAGGCGCGACCTGCCTCGTCCATGGCGTGGATCTGAAAAACACCGGGGTCAGGGCTGAAGCCCCAGTCGACGGAAGCCACAAAGTGTGAAACGGGGCGCTCTTCAAAGTCGAGGTCAAAGTTGTTCTCCGTCCCGAACATGGGTTTGCCCACCGGAACCAGCCACCACTTGTGCCACTCGCGCTTGCGGTGCTCGAGCCGCCCGTTGACTACATGCCGGTCGTGATCGTAACTAGGATAGACTTGCCCCGTTCGGCTGACCCACTTGCTGTCGATCAGGCGAGACTGCTCCTCCGGGGACAGGCGAGCCAGTAGAGCCATGTACTCGGCACCCTGATCCGTGTACGTCCCCGCCTCCGCATCCCAGAACTTCGGGTTGTCCTGAATCTTGGTTCGGATGCGGTGCATAGCCTTGCGGCCCACCATCTGCTCTTTAGTGAGTCCTAGCTGCTCGCGCACATCGTCGTCCAGAACGAGGTCCTCCTCTGCGAGCAGGTTGAGCCAATGCCTCGCGCCGGCAGGGTTGCAGTCCGCGATCTGAAGCGACCAGGGGCGACCGAACCGTGTGACGTGGTAGCGCCGGTTACGAGTCGAGAGTTTACCCCACGCTCCCCTGAAGCCCTCGGTTGCCTCCACGAAGGCGATCACATCGTACTGGGTCGACATGAACCGGTCTGGGTTGTCCATGCCCCCTAGGTCGATCTGGGACTTCCCCTCATAGGTGTAGGTGCCGAATGCATCGGTGACCACGCGCTTAGATTCAGGCCAGAAGTAACTAGCCCTCGAGTTCCGAGCTCGCAGCGGAGTGCATGCGGGGTGCCCCTGGCCGAGCACCTCTGTCTCTAGTGTTTCGAGCACGGAGTTGTTGAGGCTGATGCGAGTCTGACGCAGGAGCAAAATGCGGATGCCGGGGAAGATTTCGCAGAACAGGCGCAGAGCCACGCAGAGCGTAAAGGTCTTGCCCGTGCCCACGCCCCCCTCCCAGAGGACTTGGGGCTGGTCAGTGCCAAGCAGCCTAGCGGCGTTGGCTGACAGCTTGATGGTGGCCGCATCACTCATCTAGGGGAGTAACCTCGGGGGACACGATCATCTCTTCAGACTCACCCTCAGCGTTCACGAAGGAACCCGTGATCGAACTAACCCCCAGCATGGCTAAAGCCGCACCCGATGCGTCAATCTGGATGCCCTGAGGCGTAGCCACTTCCACCTTCTGGGTGGGGCGACCCATCATGTGGTCGAGCAAGAACCGGGCATTGGGTCCGCTGTCCTTGCTGTCTTCGTCGTTCGCACTCCTGAAGAGGTTGCGGATTAGCTGGGCAGCGCGAACCTCGCTAGGGTCCTCCTCGCTTGGCCCGGCCACGAACTCGTCGAACAGCTTGTTTACGTTTATGCGCTTTGCCATCTAGACCCCCGCCACGCTCGAGACGGTCACTAGGTACTGAAGCTGCGTGGTCCCGTAGTCTGCGAGCTCTGGGAACGTAGGCCCCGCGCTGCCCGCGGTCAGGCTCACCACGACCTCGTAGGTCTTCCCGCCGTCTAGGTGGTAGAGTGAATCTTGGTGGACGTAGTAGAAGGTCATCCCGCCAGCCTTAGGCCAGGGGGCTCCCGTCTGCTCTGTCAGGAACATGCACTCGGCACTGCCCCCCGTTGGGGT